AAAGTCACTTTATTATTGCCAATTCTATCGCCCCGGTCAAGGTGAATATCCTTTGCCTGATTATGTTGGTGCATTAAAATACATTGAGGTTGACACCGAGATTTCAAATTACTATTTGAACTCAATCAAAAACGGATTCACCGCACAAACTCACATCCAGTTATTCAAGGGAATCCCAACACCTGAAGAAGCTCGTTCAACTGCAAGACGATTCAAAGAGAATTATCAAGGCACGGACAATGCCGGTGGACTGATCATCCAATACAACGATCCACAAGAGAAAGAATCAGTCATCAGCAACTTGCAACCATCGGACTTTGACAAGCAATTTGATTTGCTAAATAAGACCGTACAACAAGAAATATTTGTTGCACACAAGGTGAACTCACCAATGCTCTTTGGAGTGCGTGTAGAAGGACAATTGGGTGGTCGTAGCGAGATGATTGAAGCTTACGAGATGTTCCAACAGTCATACATTGAACCACGCCAACAAAAGATTGATGATACTTTGACTTATTTGTTTGAGTTCATCTCTCCAGTTCGCTTAGAAACAATTAACAAACCACCAATCGGATTGGATTATCAAGCGTTATTTACTGCCGGTTTGATTTCAAACGAAGAAGCTCGTGCAGAATTAGGACTTCCAGCACTTTCAAATGTAAAAGTGCAGTCATCATTGAACGATGCCATCAACGCATTGTCACCTTTGGTTGCAAACAATGTCTTGTCAAATATGACCATCAACGAGAAGCGACAATTGGCTGGACTTGATCCGATAGTTGGCGGTGATTTGTTGGAATCTTCATCAGCACCCGTTGCCTTGTCCAAACAAAATCCTTTTGGATGGGATGACGAGCGTGACTTGGCGGTGTTTATGAAGTACGGTGAACCAGCGGAAAACTTTGAAGCGATGAAGTTTGACTTTGCATCTGCGATTGAATCAGCCATCTTAAATGTGCTAAAGGAAAACAAAGGTTTGCAAGTTGGCGATATTGTCAACATCACCAAACTTGATCCACAAGTCGTGGTTGATACCATTGCAAAATTGAACGAAGCCAAGTTGATCAAGGGATACAATCAAGGTCTTGAGGTTACAACAAAAGGATTGGAAGAAATCAGTCAGTTGCAAACCGAAATTGTTGTCCGTTACAAATACTCGGTTGCACCAGGAATATCAGGTGGAATGATTATACCCGGTTCTCGTGAGTTCTGCCGTCAAATAGATAGGAGCAATCGTGTTTATTCTCGTGCGGATATTGATGCGATGTCAGCACAAACGGGAATTGATGTTTGGAGCAGACGAGGTGGTTGGTATCACGATCCCGTGAGAGATGTGAATGTTCCACAATGCAGACACATTTGGCAACAACAATTATTGAGGAGAATCAAATAATGACGAACTTTGTATATTTCATATCAACAACCTATTTGAAGGACAACACACCTTTGAATGAGAATGTTGACGATAAGTTGCTGAAGTCAGCAATCAAAGAAGCTCAGGAAATCTACATCCGTGATGTGATTGGTTCGGGTATTTACAACCAGTTGCAGACACAAGCGTTTGCATCTACATTGACCAACTTGAACACAACCCTTTTGGATTCATACATTGCACCTTGTTTGAAGTATTATACTTTGACCGAAGCGATGTTGCCAATGACATTCAAGTTGATGAATAAATCGGTTGCAAGTCGTGAATCCGACAATGCTCGTGCAGTATCGGTTGAGGAGATGACATTGATTGAAGGCAGATATCGTGACAAAGCGGAATACTATGCAAATAGGTTGCGTGATTATCTCCGTACCAATACAAATGATTATCCGTTATTCTTGAATCCCGGCAACACCATTGACACCATCAGACCGAAATCAACTGCATTCAGCGGAGGAATTTATTTACCACTAAGATATGACGATTGTTTCTTCAACTATGACTTCCCCACCGACGAGAACAAATAAGTGGCAGAAAAACAACGAAGCCAAACTTATCAAATTCCTAAAAAATGACATTAAACCAAATCATAGCAAAGATTCAGACCGCAGCCGAAAGCCATAAGATGGTCGGCAAGTTTGGAGTTGGTCAGCAATCTAATTTGACGGTGGAGAATATCGAGTTCTATCCTTTGGTATGGTTGTATCCTGATGGCTTTAATTTGCAGTCAACTGGAAAGTTAATGACTTACAACTTTGCATTGATTGTGATGGATCGTGTGTTTGAATCTGAGAGCAACACCATTGAAGTTCTTTCGGATACGGCACAAATTATGTCGGATATTTTTGCGTTGGTAGAAACCAACACGGAAACCGATGGTGACTTTGAATTAAGCATCAACGGAAATGCATCCCCATTCTATGATTCAAAAACTGATATACTGGCTGGATATGCAATCAACTTCCAAGTTCTCACTCCTTATCTCAGCAATAGTTGCGTTGTACCTATTTAGTGTTGTGTGGGCGATGTTCAATTTTGAAGAACATCCAAAGCCAAAAACACTATTGAAGGTAGAAATGCACGAAAGAATCGTTGAGAGAGAGAAAATCAAACGAAGCGTTCTAATCAAGTATCTTAATCACTTGGACACAATCTACCTTGATACCTTCCAAAGTTCGTCAGAAGGTCTGAAACAAGCAATTGAGATACATCGTACACTTGACACAACTCTATGAAGAAAAACAATGTTCTCAAAATTGACAAGCCGTTTGAAGAAACCAAAGTTTTATTGATTAGTGATTTACATTGGGACAATCCGAAGTGCGACCGGGTAACTCTAAAACGACATCTTGACTTGGCAGTTGCCGGGAACAATGACATCCTAATAAACGGGGATTTGTTTTGTTTGATGCAAGGTGCTTATGATCCACGAAAGAGCAAGTCAGACATCCGACCTGAACACAATGTTGCAAACTACTTTGATGCAATTATTGAAACTGCGGTTGAATGGTTCACGCCCTATGCTCACAACATTAAGCTCATCGGATATGGCAACCACGAAACGAACATTCTCAAACGCCAAGAAACCGACATCATTGAAAGGTTTGTAACTTTGCTAAACTACAAAACGGGGAGTGATATTCAGGTGGGTGGATACGGTGGATGGATTCGGTACACCTTTGAGCAATACGGCAAAAGTTGTATGTACACAATGAAGTATATGCACGGATTCGGTGGTGGTGGTGCGGTCACTCGTGGAACAATACAACACAATCGAATGAGTGTGAATGTAGAGAATGCCGATGCAATTTGGATGGGTCATGTTCACGAGGACTATGAGCTTACATACACCGTTGAAACCTTGTCAATCAGAGGAACTGTCTATCTGCGTGACATATTGATGATTCGTACATCAGCATACAAAGAAGAATATGGAGATGGTTCAAAGGGATGGCACATTGAAAGAGGTGCATCGCCAAAGCCAATCGGAGGTCGTTGGCTTGTGATGAATCCAGTTCGTGAAGAAGACCATCGCAAGGTCATTGCCTACACCCACAAAACAATCTAAAGGTTAAAAAAACGCAAACGGATATGATCTTAAAGGTTCAAATTGTTCACGAGCAAAAGAACGACAATTGGATGGGTTTAATTGAAGGCGAATCAGACATCGTTGAAATCGTTGAAGATGGTGCGATTGATTCTGCACAAATTGTTGGGGTGAGTGCTTATCACGAGTATTGCATTGTTTATCTGCTCGGAGGTCATTCGTTTATACTGGAAGAAGAATATGATATATTTGTAAAGAGATGGATGCAGTCAACCCGAAACACTATAAACAAGGATTAATTGAGTGCATTGATGCGATTGAATCAGCAACCACCAATAAAAAAGGAATCATCGCAGTTTGCACCGGGAACATAATCAAATACATTTGGAGGTGCGAAGACAAAAATGGGTTGGAAGATTTATACAAAGCGAAATGGTATCTTGACAAGCTCATTGAAACCAAAGAAAAACAATCGCCCAAAAGTGCTACTTTGTAGAATGTGGTTCTTGTTGTTTCTCATTCCTTTGACCAGCAATGGACAAGTGTTGATTGATACTTGTGTAATCCAAGAAGCGAATCACTATTTGGTCAAAGGTGCGATTGCGAGAAGGCAAGTCACAGTTCTTCGCAAAATTGTGACATCGGATTCCGTCATCATTGATCAACAAGATTCTATCATCGGTAAGCAAAAGACAAACATCGGATACCTGAAGGATGACAACAATGCCCTTGTGAAGCGAAATAAAGCCATCTCACGAACTTTAATCAGTTACAAGATGCTGAGTGTAGTCCTAACCATTTTAAGCGTTGCGATGTGGCTCAAATAGATTTAGCCAAATTGCCTGATGCACTTGATACTTATTTAGGTGATGCATCTCAAGGTTCACTCCTTCAGCAGATCATCGTTGAATGGTGGAACAAGAAGGTGATCCCACCGATTTGGGCGAATCTTGATGCCAATGGAACAAACGCATCATCCAAACTCCGACAATCTTTCATTCCTGGTACTATCACCAAATCTCCGACATCAATCA